TCAGGAGCTGTTATCAGCAGTCAGCGTTCACCTGGGCCAATCGAACTTTGCCGATGCATGATCTGGTCAGTCTCGCAAGTGTCTAAACCAAAACAGGCTGCAAAGCCAATGATGGTTGTGGTAAATCGCTAAGATTACGGCGGTACTGCTCTTGTCGTTGTCGGGATGATTTGAGCAGTACCACACCACACCAGCAGAAAGTGGCATACTTCCCCTATGGGTATTTTTAATAAGCCAGTCACTAAAGCAGCAATCTCTACACCATCGGTGCAGGCTGCAGTGGGATACGCCCCTACAGGTAACAGCACAAACCCATTAAAAAACCTTTATAACTACCAGTCTGGATTTGCGCGTGATCGCGCCATGACTTTGGCAACTGTGTCTAGATCGCGTGACCTGCTGGCCTCAGTTATTGCTTGCATGCCGTTAAAAATGTACGGCGAAATGTTTAACGATGTGACTGGCGAAATGGAACAAATCCCGCTAGCGCCACGCTCGTGGCTACGCCAGCCAGACCCTGCCGTCACTTACAACCACATCATGGCTTATACGCTTGAGTCGCTCCTGTTTTACGGACGCGCTATGTGGTACATCACCGAGCGCACCCAAGATGGCTTTCCTTCAAAGTTTCAACTTCTACCGATGGGCTCTATCCAAACAGCAGACGAGGAAGGCCCAGTTTTTTATCAGCCTTCCAAGGCCATTAGTTTTGCCGGCAACGAACTCGACTACCGCAACGTCATCCAGTTTCTGAGCCCAATTCAAGGCATCATTTACAGCTCTGAACAAACCATTGCTACAGCGTTAAAGGTTGAACAAAGCCGATACAAAAACGCACAGTCATCATTGCCGTCTGGCGTTTTAAAGCAAACTGGTGGCGAGCCTTTAAGCGCACAAGAGCTGTCAGAGATTGGCGCTGCTTTTCAAGAGGCTCGACTGACTAGCCAAACTGCTGTCCTAAACGAGTTTTTAACTTACGAGGCGAGCACTGCCACACCTGACAAGATGCTCATGATTGAGTCTGCCCAATATTCAGCACTAGACCTGGCACGCCTATGCGGTGTTCCCCCCTACCTTGTAGGCGTTGCCACTGGTGCCTATGCCTACACGAGCAGTGAGCAATCACGCGCTGACCTATACATTTTTGGTGTCAAGCCATACGCCGATTGCATTGCCAGCACATTGTCAATGAATAACGTGCTCCCACGTGGCACCTATGTAAAGTTTGATACAAAGAGCTACCTAGAGGAAAACTATGTAGCAGACAAAATGCCCGACACCGAACCACAAGAAAACACCCAGGAGTCACTCGCATGATCCGTTTTACCAGCTCAACATTTAGCGTAGATGCCGCCACAGAGGACGGCCCTAAGCGCACCATTACCGGCATTGCCCTGCCCTACAACACCGAGGCCACAGTCTCAGGTGGGCAGGTAGTTTCCTTTCTGCCAGGCTCACTTCCTACAGAGGGCAAAGCGCCAAAGCTTTACATGAGCCACGATGCCAGCCAAGCCATTGGCCTTGTAACCGAGCGCACAGATGACGATGAAGCTATGTATTTTACAGCCAAAGTTTCAACCACGGCGCTAGGCGATGAAGCCCTAATCTTGGCAGCCGATGGCGTACTCGACTCAGTGTCGGTAGGCGTGAACCCAACAAAGTTTAGTTTTAACGATGATGGAGTCATGATCGTGGAAGCAGCCGACTGGATGGAGTTGTCACTTGTACCACAGCCAGCCTTTGCAGGTGCTACTATCACAGATGTTGCAGCAAGTATCCCCACATCCGAGGATAATTTGAGCAATAATACAGAAACGGCACCCGATGAGCCTGAACCCACAGAGCCACAGGAGACCGAAGTGTCAGAAACCCCAGTTCCAGAAGTAATCGAAGCATCAACAGTTTTTGCTCAGCCGAAGCGCAAGTTTGATTTACCAACACCTGGCGAGTATCTCGCTGCAATGCACATTGGTGGCACCACGTTTGACAACGTTGCTGCTGCAGCACGTGACTATGTTGCTTCTAAGCAATCAGCTTTCCAATTTGCAGCTGGCGATGTTTTAACAACTGACACCCCAGGCCTTTTGCCTGTGCCAGTGCTCGGGCCAGTGTTTGCAAACCTTAACCAAGCAATTCGCCCAGTTATTGCAGCCATTGGCGCTCGCGCATATCCAGACGGTGGAACACAAAAGACTTTCATTCGTCCAACATGGACAACTCACACCAGCGTTGCAACTCAGAGCACAGAGCTCACAGCAGTATCAGCAACTACCCCTGTGATTGCCTCAAACGTAATCAGCAAAACTACGCTGGCTGGGCAAGTCCAGCTCTCAATTCAGGATGTGGACTTTACGAGCCCCGGCTCGATGGACATCATCATTAATGACTTGATGGGACAGTACATGCAGGCTTCCGACAACCTCGCTGCTGACGGCCTTGTGGCTGGTGCAACTGCATCAGGCGCTACATGGACAGTAACAGCCAACGACCCAAGCACTTTGATTTCAGCCATTTACACTGCTGCATACAACATTTTGCTAGACACAAACTTCTTGCCTGATCACATTTTCGTGGCACCTGGCGTATGGCAAGCTCTTGGCGCACAGCTAGACGTAGACAAGCGACCAGTGTTCCCATACGTGGGTGCAGCAGGACTTATGGGTGTCAATGGTATGGGCTCAGCCAATATCACAGTGGCTAACACCTTTAACCCATTCGGCTTGAACCTTGTCGCTGACCGCAACTTTGCGGCTGGCACTATGGTTGTAGCTCGTGGCGCTGCTATAGAGTTTTATGAAAGCATTCGCGGATTGCTTACACGTGACGAACCATCCACATTGGGCAAAGTCATGAGCTATCACGGCTATGCCTCATTGTTTGTGGCTGACGCAAAGCAAGTACAAAAAATCGCACTCGCTTAGTCTGAAAGGCGGCTACCGCCGATGGCTACATACACAGTCACTTTTAAGCAACTGCTAGACAACTACGCAGTGCTACAAACACTGACCGATACTGAAATAGAGGTGGGGCAATCCATCACTGTCACTGGTGTTGGTGCACCCTTTAACGGCACGTTCGTTGTCTATGCCATGCCCAAGTATGAGTACATCGGCATAGACACTGAAGGTGATCTGTTATTTGACGCAAATGTCAGCATTCCTAACCAGGTGCTGTTTGCTTGCACCGGCACAGATGTTGGCCGCATTGCATCGGCTGGCACGATTACCTATACGCAGGATTGCACCTGGATAAGCATTTCTCAGCTAGTCACATATTTGGGTGTAGAAATTTTGAACCCTTCAGATGACTACACGCTTGCTACGCAAGCTCGAAACGCAGCCAACGATTTCTGCTATCGCCGCAGGCAAGAGTCTGGCTATTTTGACAGCCTGACAACTTCCCCTGGGCATGACACAACGCTAGGGACACTGATGTATGCAGCTGCATTGTGGAGGGCTCGAGGAAGCGTTCAAGACACCTTTGCCACCTTTGACGGAATGGGCACTGCGAGCGTCTCTGCGATGACTCCAGTCATTAAGCAGTTACTGGGCATCCATCGCCCACAGGTGGCGTAGTGCCCTACACAGACCTGCTGAACGAAGCCATAGATGATGTGGCAGCCAAGATTGCCACAGTCTCTGGGCTTAGAGTCGTTACAGACCCCACAAAGATTGTGCCTAACTGCGTATTTATTGACGCGCCATCGTTTACTGCCTTTGCAGGCAACGGCAACATTCTCAATGTGACGTTCCCAATTAAGGTGCTCGGATCAGGCCCAGCCAATCTGCCGGTATTACGCCAGCTGTTAGACATCACAGCCAAAGTCATTTCCAGCAAAGTAATTGTTTTAAACGGCCAGCCAACTGCATACCTCATCGGCGGTGCAGAATACCCTTGCTACGATTTAGTAGTATCCGTACAGGCACAAACAGCGTAGGAGTGTTATGGCGTACAAAGTAAACAGCAGTCGAGTAGGAACCATAGGCGAGGAATACATTCCAGCCGAAGGCACAAACGTCCAGGCTCTACTCGATGGCGGCTTCATTGTTGAAATTGCCAAATCCAAACCCTCTAAGCAGGAAACTGCTAGTATCCAAGACAACAAGGAGCAAGAATAATGCCAACAAGCACATACCTTTCAAACCCAGTAGTAACCGTAAACACGGTAGACCTTAGTGATCAATGCACAGCTGCAACCTTTACGCATCGCTTTGATAGTTTGGAAGCCACCTCATTTGGAGACACTGCCCGCAACTTTGTGAAAGGGCTCGGCAACCATGAAATTACCTTGTCGCTTTATATGTCTTACGCTGCCTCAGAAACTTACGCAACATTGTCTGCACTTGTAGGCACAACCACAACAATCACGGTTAAGCCAACTAGCGGCGTAGCCTCCCCCACGGACCCCGGTTTTATTTTACAGGGTGCCTTCTTGGCTGAACTTCCTGTGATTTCAGCGACCATGGGAGAGCTCTCGACTGTGGACGTGACGTTTGTTGGTGGAGACTACTCAGTCTCAACCTCGTAATTCGCTGGCAACCCCAGCCCGACTAAAGGAAACCAATGAAATTAGAATTGCGCGCCGATTTAGGTGAAGGCCCATTCACAGTAACAACCAACCTTTGGGCTGTTACACAATGGGAACGCAAATACAAAACCAAAGCGTCAGAGATGGCTAACGGCATTGGCATTGAGGATTTAGCATTTCTTTGCTGGGCAGCTTGCCAAACTCACGGCATTGTCGTACCGGCATCAATTGATGAGTTTATAAAAAAACTGGTCAGCCTTGACGTAGTTAGCCAGGACACTGACCGCCCTTTCTCCGAGGCACCTACCGACATTCTCTAGCGGGGGTGCTAATTGCTACAGGTTTTTGGCCCAGTGAGATAGAGTTCACAACAGATGACCTCTCGACAGTCATAAAAATGATAAACGAAAGTCGAAAGTAATGGCCAGCAATAGTGTTGAAGTTTTAGGTCTCAAAGAGGCGCTGCGAGAACTAAACACAATTGACAAAAAACTGCGCCG